AACTGGACCAACTGGAGCAACTGGACCAACTGGAGCAACTGGAATAACTAGAGTAGCGGCAGTTGAAGCTCTACTTACCGGCGCGATGGGAGCTGCTGCTACTATGCCAGGCATTGGCCCTATAGCCGGAATACTCAGCGCTCTGGCGATGGGCGGCACTAGAACGATGGTACCACAGATCGGCGCCGGAATAATTGGTCTGGTTGGAAGTCTATTCAATTCTCTGAATACTCAGAATCGTGGCAACAACCCTCAGTTCAATCGTGATAACTATATGGATAATCAAGTGCCAGCAGCCATGCCTCCCGCAAATATAATGCAAGAAATCTTTGGCATGCAAATAGGTTCTGTCTATAGGCCATAAAAAAAGGAGACCGAAGTCTCCCTTTTCTCTTAGTCGCTTGCTAGTTTCTTAAAAAACTCAAGATCGTCATCATCGGTCTCACTCATTGCGGGAGCCGGCGCCGGCTTTGACTTGAAGGTTGGCGCGGGAGAGGTGTCCTCCTGCTCCATCGCGCTGCGAGACATTCCTTCCATCGGAGCTGCCAGTACGCGATTCAGCTTCTCCTTCAGCTCGTCATAGCTCTTGAAGTTCTCGAGCTTCAGGAACTCCTGCAGAGAGTGTTCTTTGTTGTAGATACCCTCCATGACCGAGTCGCTCTTATTAAGCGGGCCAGGAGCCATGAACGAAGACTTATCGTAGTTACGATATCCTTCAACGTTGCGAATCTTCAGCGCGAAGTTTGCGCCTTCCCAGAGATCGAACGGGTTCATGGGCGTTTCGTCCGGGAACTGAGGGTTCATCACCTCATTGAGCTTATCGAAGATCTTCTTGCCATACTTGTACAGAAAGACCTTACCATCGTTCTCAGACTTACCCTTGTCTTCAACCACATAGATGTTCGAGATGAAGTGAAGACGACGCTTCTGCTTGCGAGCGATATCCTTATCGGCCTCAATGCCGGAGTTCCAGAGAGCGGAGTTGAGCTCACCGACTGGATCCTTCTTGCCGATCGTGGTGAGAGAGTTCTCGATGTACCAAGACCCACCGGGGCCCTGAAATCCATGATCGAAGATGCGAACGAATGGAACATCCTCGCCTATAGGCGCTGGAAGAAAGCGAATGACGGCGTAGCCGTTTCCAGCCTTGTCGACAGTCGGCGCCCAAAAACGCTCGTCTGACTTACGCTCTGATTTTGAGTTTAGTTTCTCCAGCTCCGCTGTGAGACCGGCGAGGGACTTCTGCCCGCGCATTTCCTTGAGTTTTGCGAAATCTACCATTGTATTCTCCGTATTAATAGTGTTGCGATGTATTGATCGTATTATGGGAAACCTGTCCCATTGTATTTATACGTCAATTCTGACTAAATGCATCCAGCATAATTTTTTTATACTTGGACGCATTAATGTTCAAAAACGGTACGTACTTCTTGATTTTTCTAGAGATCTCATCCCAGATCGGGTCATCTGACATGACTTTATCCCAGTACCTAAGGCAGCCGGTTGTTATAGATGCCACTATGCACAGAGTCTCTAGAGATATCTCGCCGCCCAGGTATTTAACCACTATTGAAGGGTGAGAGTTCGACTCGACAACTATATTCTTGTCAAAGTCTTTGTTCAGCTTCTTTATGTCTTCTTTAAAAATATATGTAAGCGATTGTTTTCTCTTAAGCCAGCTAGAGTACTTGTTCTCAGCATCTGAACTATACGCCATGCTGCGAATCCAGACCTTGGGATTGTCTAGAATATTCACCATCATGAAGTTTAACGGATCGGCATGTTTCGCTATCTTAGCAAAGAATATTTTATCGTTTCTCTTCTCAAATGATTCTGGCTTCAGCTTGATCGCACCATTGTAGTGAAAGTAGTTATAGTCGGATGTAAAGTGAAGCTTGAGAGCTGAGTACGTTTTATAGCATTCAAACGGTGTCATATTCTCTTGTCAATAGTGCTCTTGAAGAATTCCTTAAGCTCTCGTTCAAACAGCTCCGGAGAGAGCGTTATCCTAGAGTAATATAGACTTTCAACATAATTATATAAAAGCTTGGCATCACGTTGATTATCTTCTATAACGGCGATATTATCAAACAGACGACAGATCTTTTTCTCGAGATCATAGTTCTTATTCTCTAGGTTTGAGATCTTACGACAGATCTTTTTCTCGGAATCATAGTTCTTATCCTCTAGGTTTGAGATCTTACCCTTCAGCTGCTCGATCTCATTATCAAGACTCTGAGTGCTCATAATTTACCCTCCTCCACCATGTGATTGATGAACCTTATGTATAGACCAAGCTCTCGGCCAGCAGCCTCGATCTCCCACGGATGATCCCAGTAGTCTATCTCGTTCATGTCGTAGTGATCACCATCAAACTTAACGAGGTGCACCATGGACTCTCTCTTATAAGAAATATACTTGCCTGAGACATACTGTGCGGCGTGAACCATTTCGTGTGCCAGAGTGGTGAGAATTCTTCTCTCACCCATGTCCCTGTTGATAACAATATCGTAGCGATAGTTGCACTTCTTCGGGTTCTTATAGACACACTCGCCGAGCATGTCTATGTCCATTGTTTTGAAGTGAACAGTGAGCTTTAATTTTCTTAAGATCTTTGGATCGAAAAGTCTTCGGCCGTACCATCTGGCAGCAGCCTCTATCAGACGTCGGGGTACTCTCTTGGCAGTCCTACCTCTGATAGTAAGCTTCATCAGTACTCCGAAAATTTTTCGGAATATTTATACTGGAAGCTTGGAACCCTTCTTTCTCTTGAGAAAGTTAAGGTCTTCGGCCTCCTGCTTAAGCCTAGATTTAAGGACCCTATTCTTCTTCACTATATGAGAGATCGACTCTACGTCCAAACCTCTAGCTTCACACCAGTATACTATAGCCTCCATATATGAGAGTGATAGCGTCTCATGAAGGATCTCTACATCAGATATAAACTCATTGGTATTGATCACTGTATTCTCTTACCGGCCCGATGAAATGCAGTCCAGACGTGACTATAAGTCATGCATCTGCGTTCAGGCGCTTCATTCTTCGACATGAACTTCTCTCCAACGATTGGCTATAATGACGTGGCACTTCTCGTATGACTTGTTCGAACCAAGATGCTTAAGCACGTAATCTACGACCGATTCTCGATCGCATACGCTATGCCAATGCTTGAATACAAAGGTTCGAACCGAGAGATTCATCGATTCACTTTCGATAGCGAAGTCCTTACGGCTCTGCCCTTTATTTCGAATGGCAGCAAGAACTGAGTTGATCAGATATACATGAGCCTGAACGCTATGGTTTACGTCGTCCCTGTACTTGATCATCGATTCACGGTCTTCATCCAGAAGAAGAGGGAGGAGGTCGTCCACCTTATCCTCGAGAATCAGCCTTACCACGTTGCGCTCAGACTCCAGCTCAGACTTGGCTCGATGAAGAGCGATATACGTATCGGTCTTCACCTTGACCATGTGGCCGTTGTCAAAGCGAATCACCACGCCCTCGATATCCTCACGCCCGCGAAGCTCTCGAGTGAAGACATCTAGATCAGAGATCGGCTCCATGGTAGAGACAACTGGTATACCCATGTCTGTCGCTAGCCGATTGAAGTCGCAGTACTCGCCGGTCTCATTGTCACGAGTCGCGATTAAAACTAAGCTATCGTCGGGATAGTCAATTACGATTCGCTGCTTCCGCGAGCACCACTCAAAAATCGGAGTGCAGTCCATCTCGATTAAAGTAAGAGCAAAGCGAGAGTACTGAGCGCTTGAGTTCTTGACAAACTCCTCGACCTGGCCAGATATCTCGGTCAAACCCATCTTGGTGCCCCACCGAAGCTGATCACCAACCATGAATGGAGTTATCATTGAGCCGTCGAGCTTCTCCAATACCACGTGGTGTCTAGAGACGTCGATCTGAGCCACGTCCTCACGCTCTCCAAGATTAAAGAACTTGTGAAGACGACGAGCGAGGAGTCGACCATTAGAATCAAAGACGAGACCACGAAGCTCACGCATTACCGCGGTACGACGATCCACGACTGGAGGATGAGTATCTGACCCAGCAACTAGATAGTTCGCCACGACGTAGCCGTCGCGCTCACCCAAATAGAAATTTGAGTTGTCTCGGATGATGTCTTTCACTTCGTCTAGAGTCAGATTACTTGGAAACTCGTAGTGTATAGTCATATTTAGATTATACCATTAAGAACTATCAGTGTAAACTACTATTTTACTACCTTGAGAAGAATAGTATCTTGAGTAATCCTACCATTTACGAGACCAGGCTTGGTCTTGATCTCATCCATAAGGTTCTTGAGAGTTACCTTGCCGCCACTCAGTACCTTGGGCAAAAAATCCTCTGGCTTCCTCAGACGCTTAGCTGCCGAGGTGTTCTCACTAAATCCCGTGATACGAACCGTCTTTACGCCAAGACCTCCCTGATCCTGAGCCCTATAGACTGTAAGCAGACGAGTCTTGGTATTGAAGGTCCAGAGCTCCTGAGCCGCCAGAATGCTCTGCGGCTCCACTGACACCAGCTTATATTTCTGATCGTTCTTCTTGAACTTAAGATGCTTAATGACTTTCTCGATTGAGACAGTCTTAGGCTTACGGTTAGCCTTACGCACCAGAACAGCATTTGATGCAAACTTATCAGCCTCATCCACGATTCGCCTATAGAAGTCCAGCTCCTTCTGCAGTTGACGCTTGGTATAGTTTCTATATGCATGCTTTAGATCAGCGTCATCAGTGGTCTGAACCTCTTCAAACTCCGCCACAAGCCTTTCATAGTAGCTAGAGATGTAAGACGAGTATATCGGTGGAATAGTATTCTTCTGCATGAATTCATAGAGAGAGAACTCAATGCCCTTATCAATCATGCTCTCGATTTGGCCAATGATATCTCGAGCTCGCGCTCGAACCGCGGCCTGCGCGTCCACCGAACTACGCTGCGGCTTTTCAGCCTTCTCCTCAGTGACCGTCTCTTCAGCGTGGTCGATAGCGCGCGTGACTCGATCTATAAGAAACTCTTTGGAGCGATCAGTAATCTTACCACCACGCAACATGATGCGACAGAGCCAGCCTGCCGTGGTGGGAATCTGACCATCTGAAACGCTCTTGATCTGGCGAGCTAGGTTCTTCTTCCCGATATGCTCCATATACTCTACAATATACTCGCGAGCATCGGAAATCCTACACATGTAGTTGTACCAGTTATAGGCGCGCGAGAGCTGAGCGTCAGTGAGTGTCTCACCGGTATATGTAGGCTCGTCACCAATATACTTGGAATTAATTAGATACTCCTCGGTCTTGGTGATACGCTTTACCTTGTCACGCTTAAACCTGCGGTCTGCGATTCGCTTGGCCATGATTCTATAACCCACTGGTCATTGACTTGATGTTAAATTATAACACATGTATTATATAAAGTACATATGATTCTTGAACATGTGTACCACCTCAGAGACGTAGTCTTTGGTCTTCTGAACAAAGACCTGCGGGCCCTCAGGAGTGCATATGAGCACCACTATCTTGTGAATGTGAATGCCATGGCGCTCGCCAGTCATTAGAGCGTAACAGGTTGCCTGCTGAAAGTAACCGCGAATATCACTCTCTTCTTTTAGTCGAGAGGATGTCTTAAAGTCTACTATGGACGCGATACCATCAAACTCGGCAATAACGTCTGTTTTACCTGCTGTTCTCAGACGATGAGAATAGAGAGTATGTTCTACGCCATAGATCTTACTCATTCTTTTGTCTACAATAGGCTTCATCTCTAGAAACAAAGACTTATTAATAGGCACG